CAGCTGGGCGAGCGAACGGTCGGGCTTCCATTTTAGAGGTCCCGTACTCGTGGTGAATAGCATAATCTACCGTCGGCCCCGCGATGTAGGTGGCATCGCCGTCGAAGTCGGTCGTGATCTGATCGAACATGTCGGTCGCAGCGTCGAACCCAGCAAGCGACACGCCCCAGCTCATGAGTTACCCCCGCTCGAGGAGATGTGGCGGTCGGAGTCCCAGATCACCGAGCTCGGCTGCCCGAACTCGTCGCCTGGATCGAGGCTTCGGACACGCTGTCGCAGGTTGTCGATCTCGGCGGTTTCGTACGTCCTGCTCGAGCGTCCAGACGTGACCGACTCGGCCCGCCGGTCGAGACCCTCGGCGATTCGCAGCGCCGTCAGCGTCGCTTCGAAGTCGACGCGGTGATGGGTGTCGTCGAAGGTGACGCTTGGGTCGTCGTCATAGGCGCGGTCGATCTCCCGCTCGATGCGCTTGAGCAGCGAGGAGATCTTCGTGTTCTTAAGAACCGTGTCGGTCTCGACCTTGACCTCGGCGGGCCCGGTTCCTGCGCTCGTTGCCATCGGAAGTTACTCTCTCCGTTCGCTGACAGCGTCTTGGACGCCTTCGCGATCGGCGGCCTCCTTTATCGCCTCGAGGTGGTCGTCGTAGTCGCCGGACTCGATGTCGTCGACGACGTCGTCCATCGGCGTCCGATCGACGAACTCGGCAGCGTCGAACTCGGCTTGGTCCGGATCGTAGGTGACGCCCTCGCGGTCGGGGGCATTGTCGGTCGGCGGGGCTTCAGTCCCAGACTCGCTCTCGGCCTCAGACCCACCGCCGCCATCGGGCCCGTGGCCGCCACGCTCGATGTGGCGGTGCATCGCCAGCAGCTTGTCGGCGACCGCGGGGTCCTCGACGAACGCGTAGCCGTCCTCGTCGAACTCGAGCGGAGACCGATCCCCGAGGATCTGCGAGTTTCGGAGTTCGCCTGCCCCGCCGGACTCGTGTTTGAGGTAGGGCATGGGTGGTTACGTGTCGATCGCGATGTTCGCCGACGGCTGGGTAGCCGCGAAGCCGACCCGCTCGTCGATCTGCCAGACGGTGGACTCGATCGACTCGTCGTAGTAGCTCGAGACGTCGAGTGCGCGTCGAGTCGATTCCCAGCCGAAGTTCGTGGGGTCGACCAGGTAGGCCTCGCCCTCGGAGTAGTTGCCGGTGTTGTCGAGGAAGACCGGGACGTCGCCGGCGACGCCGAGGAACGCCTGCTGGCCGACGAGGTTGCCGCCGGGCAGGATCCCCATCTCGACGACGGAGTCGCCGAGTTCGGACGCCTGCGTGAACTTGTCCATGTTCAGCAGGGCGTTCATGTTCTGGCCGCCGGTGAGCAGCCGCAGCTCGCCCATGTCGAGCTCGTCCTGGAAGGCCCGCTGGCGGGCGAGGGTGATGTCCTCGTACTCGAAGACACCTGCCGTTTCGTTGCCGGCGTCGATCGGGCCGGCGCTGTTGGTGTTGTTCGAGAGGATGTTGTACGCGATCCCGTCGACGCGGGTCTCCTCGGCGCGGACCAGATCCTCCTCCTGGTCCATCGTGATGTCGATGACGTTGTCCTCGACGTCCTCGTCCGGGATGACGATCTCGAGTCCGTACTTCGTGTGGGCGACCTGAACCGTGTCGTAGTCCTTCGTCGCCCGCGGGAACTCGCTTCCCGGCGGGACTTCGGCGACGTCACCGTCGAAGTCGCCGTCGGAGATCGGGAACTCCACCGAGTTGGAGTCGTTGTTGGTGGCGTCGTAGTCCTTGAAGGCGGTACGACTCTGGTACTTCTTGTTGCGGATCTTTTCGACGATCGACCGGACGTCGTCGTCGCTGATGATGTCGGATGCTTTCTGAGCCATGTGTGATCAGGATGAGTCGGTAGGTAGTCGTCGGCGCATTACAGCAGGACCCACGCGTAGCCAGCCGGTGCGTCCTGGTTGCGCCAGGAGCCGCCAGCGTCCGAGAGGGCGTGGGCGGGCCCGCCTGATACCGTCTCGAGTTCGCCGTCAGCGCCGGTGGTCCCGAAGTCGAGATCGTCGCCCTCGGAGACCGAGCCTTCGACGGCCGCCACGGTGGGGCCGCCGACGTGGACCGGCGCGATGCCGCTGTTCTCGGTAGGTCGGCCTCGAGCCCGCACACCGAGCAGATTCTCGGTATCGGTCCCGGGCTCGATCTCGCCGCCGGTGATGCCGACCGCGTCGCCGGCCTCGGTCGTGTCGCTCGCATCGGAGTAGCCGATGGTACTGGTACTGTCGCCGCCGTTCTGTCCGGGTTCGGATGCCATGTTTAGAGCACCTCCAGCGCGCCGTCGTAGTCGTCGGCATCCGCGAGGTCAGCCGCCTCGTCGCGGAGCGCTTCGACACGTTCGTCGGGCAGCGCGTTGCCGACCGACGAGAGCTTCTCGTCGATCTCCTCGATGCGCTGCTTGTCCCCGTCCGTCGGGCCGCTCGAGCCGCCACCACTGCCACCGGTCGGGCCGCTGCCCGACTCCGGCATCTGGGTGAGCGCCTCGACGTCGAGGTCGCCCTCGTCGGTCTCGAACTCCGCAGCCATCGCGTCGAAGCTCATCGCCTCGACGGTGGCGTCGCGAAGTCCCTTCTCCTCGGTGAGCGCCTCGGCCATCATGCCCTCCACGATGTCGACGCGCTCGCGCATCGCTTCGGCCGTCTCGGCGTCCATGACTTCGGGGTCGTCGACGCCGGAAGCCTCTTCGATGAGGTCTTCGTGTTCGTCTGCCTGTTCCTCGAGTTCGGTGAGCCGATCGCGCACCTCGGCCTCGACGACCGTCGGGTCGTCCTTCTGCCGGGCTGCTGCGACCAGCTCCTGCTCTTTATCTGTTAGATCCATGATTAGTGGGTCGTCTTTGGCCGGGGTGCTCTGGCCGTCGCCGCCGTTGTGGCCGTCATCGCCGCCCGGGTGATCGTTCGCCAGTGCTTCGACATCGACGCCGTAGTGAGCCGACAAGGCCTCCGCGGCCTGGTGCCCGATCGCCGTCGACGGGCCGACGTTGATCTCGTTCGACGGGACGGCACCGTCGGCGACCAGCGCCACGTCTCGAGCGCTCTGGACGTCGGTCACCTCATACAGTGCGTCCGGGTCGCCCTCATCGCCCTCGACGAGTTCGGATTCCCGGATCACGACCGGTGAGATCTGGGCGAGGCCAGTCTCGACCGTTTCCTCGGCCTCCCAGTCGGCGACGAACCCCTCGAAAAGGAGTCCGGTGTCGGGGTCGAACGTCGTCGCCGTGATCTCGCCGACCTTCTCGTCCATCGAGACCGCGCCGGTCAGTGCTGGCCCATCGTCGGTCATCGTGACGCCGACGTGTTGTTCGGGATCCAGCGAGTCGGCCATCGTCAGCGGCTTCCCCTCGAAGACGCCGTCCTCGGCCATCTGCTCGAGGATGTCCGCCGGCCAGCGCGTTCGCTGACCGGTGAGGCCGGTCGTGACGTCGTCGGGCCCGAAGAGCACGCCATGTACCGGAAGCTGGTTGTCGGTCGGTTCGGCTGCGACGGCAGCGACGCCCGCGCCGTCGCTCAAGATCTCGTAGGTCATGATGTGGGTGTGAAAAGTCCATGCCGGGAGGGCCTCGCCCCGGCGGGGTCATCGGTAGTCGGTCAGTCTCCTGTCCAGACCGTGTGGGTGCATCTACAGTTCGGGTGCTGCGGCAGGTTGCCGTAGGCTTCCGACGCCTCGTGGGGAGCTCCGGCAGCGTAGGCCTGGCACTGCGGGCAGGCGTCGTTCGCCAGCAGGACGTCGACTTTCTTGACGCCGGCTCGCTCCCACTCCTTGAGCCGTCCCCAGTTGTGGGAGTTCATCAGCTCCGTCCGGGAAATCATCGTCGCCCGGTTCATCGCCGCTCGAGGCGTGCCATCCTCGACCTTTCCGAGGACATCCGAGACGCCGCGGGCGATATTGCGAGGTCCGTCACCGCTCGCGAGGCCGTCGGTCAGCTCTCGGCGGACGTCCCTGGCGATGTCGTCGGTCAGCCCACGGAGTTCCTCGAGGTTCCGTGAGTAGAGCTGCTCGAGTTGTTCCTGGTGGACGGGCATTCGCATCGACGCGCCGGCCGCCGCCTCACCGCTGCCGACGTTTAGTGCCCCGAGCTCACGTTGGGCGTCCTCGAGGCCCTTAAGGTAGGACCGTTCGATGTACTGGTTCTCGCCGCCGTACTCGGTGAGGACCTCATTCTCAAGTTGCTTCTCGAGCCAGCGCTGCGCCGCGTCGACCTTCTGCGGGTCAGTAGTGAACTCGAACTGCCGCGTCGTGGGCGCGTCGACGAGCGCCTCAGTCTGCAGTCCGAGTGCGTCGTTCTCAACGATCCCCGTTCGGAGCGCCGAGCGGATGTCTGCCAGCCGCCCCCGGAGCTTCTGGGCGTAGCGCTGCCGGATGGACTTCGTCCGAGACGGTTCGTCCCGGTTCCGGGCCCGCTCGAGGTAGCGCTCGTGGGCCGACGTCTGCTCTGGGACGCCGGCGTCGGCGCTGGCGGCGGCACTCATCAGTCGTCAGCCTCCCCGGCGGCCTCGTCGGGCATGTTGCCGACCATGTCCTGGATGTCCGGGGCCGACTCGTCGACGTCGACCTCGCCGTCGACGAAGACGTCCTCGGGAAGATCCATCGTCGTCTGCAAGAACTGCTCGAGGTCGAGGACGGCGTCGATCGGGACGTTGCCGAGTCCCTCGTTCAGCGCCGTCATGAACTGCTCCATCTTCTCGATCTCGGCGTCGTCCAGCGTCGCGATCGGGTTGTCGCTCTCCTTCGGCGCGATCTTTACCTCGAGGCCGGACGGCTCCAGCTTGGGATGGCGCTCGGCGACCGCACGGAACGCTTGGGTCCAGTCGCGTTCGGCGTCGCGACGCTCCTCGACGATCGTGTCCTGATAGGAGTTCTCCTGACGGTCGGAGACGTGGTTAGCGATGCTCTCGCCGAAGGCCGTCGCGTACTTCGGTGCCGGCAGCGGCGCGAGGATATCCGCGACATAGTGTTCGAGTGGGCCGTCGAGTTCTGGGATCGTTGGCTCCCACTGGTCGAGCGTGATCGAGCCGTCGTGGCCGATGATCCCGCCGGCCTCGAGGCCGTCGACGTTGTTGACCCACTCGTCCTGCTCGTCGTTGGTCCACGTCTCGACGATTGTCTCGTTGCTGCCCGGGATCTCGGTGACGTCGGTATCGAACTGGGCTTTCCATACGCCGTAGGCAGTCTTTCGGATAGCCTCGGCGCGGTCCCGCTTGATCTCTCGGTACTCCTCGGCGTCGTCGGCACACGCCTCGAGAGCCGATGTCCCGAAGATCCCCTCTTCGGTCGCGTCGTCGCCGCCGATGTCCGGATCAAGCGTGCGCTTGAGGACATCGTTCTGGGAGAGGAGGACCTCGTCCTCATCCATCCCGCCGTTGCGCTGGCCGACGATCGACTGGTCGGAGAACTGGACGTAGGCCGCGGCCTCGTCCCGCTTTGTGACCTCGTCCTCTTCGGCCGTCTCGGTGTCCTCGGGATCCAGCAGGACGTTCTGATTGACGTAGGTCCGCGCGGAGACCGTCTCCGGGCGGATGTGCTTGAAGCCGGTGACCCGGCCGTCGGGTTCGGTGACCT